TTAATCTCATGGCTTCCTTTTTAGAGCGGCAGGAAGAGGGATTCGAACCCTCATCTACCCGATGGGCGGGCGTTCTACCAATTTGAATTATTCCCGCCATAAAATAAAAAGGGCCGCCGCAGCGCTGCCGCAGACGGCCCCTGAGTGGGCGGTGTTCACCCTAGAGCCGTGTTCACCAATCGGTGAACATGACAAAAGGGTGAACCCCGTTTATTTTTCCGATAGCTTAACAACCCCAGGTTGTTAAACTAGGCCAACTTCGTGTAGAACAGGTGGCCCAAGCCTTTGAAGGTATCGCTTCCTGACGGGGTATAAACCAAGGACTTGATGGTGCCGTCCGTGGCATAATTCCGCTTTGCCCAACCACCAACGGTAGCCACCGCATCAGCGCCGGCAATCGCCTGCGCCAAGTAGGCACCATAACCCGCCGTCTCGACGAGGTAGTCGATGTTTGTTCCGCCAGTAACCACGGGGTACAGGGTCGGGAAACCCAAGTTCGCCACGGTGACTAGCTTTGCGAGGCCGTCCTCGTCGCCGCTTTCAACAGCGTTGATAAATCCGATATCCACGGTTTCGCCGGCATCAACCGCCAACACTTGAACCGCAACGTCCGTTATCAACATGCCAATTGGAATGTCGAAACCCGTATCGACCACCGTCCCGCCAGCTAGGAAAAGCATCGGGAAAGTGAATACCTGAAAACGTTGCTCGGGGTAAATGTCCAAACGATGCACCGAGCTATTGATACCTTTGGCGTAGATCGCAGAGCCATCGGCCATCAACACAGACACGTCCACCGCGGTAACTGTTTTGGCAGTATAAAACACCAAGTTGCCGCTAGACAAAGTTACCGGCTGAGTGAGAGCAGTACCTTGTTGGTCAGCCTTTAGAGTAACCGGGTCCGATGACGTAACCAAGGTCTGAGCGGAGTTCAAGACCACCGCTTTGGCTGCACTGTCATTAACGAAAGCGCCGGTGCGTTTGTTCCAAATCTGAATAGCCCATTCTTTATATTGAGACATGAATGTCCTCCTTCCTGTCTTGTTCATTAACCGAGCGTGTCCACCAATGATGGACGCGCCGAGGTACAAAACCCTTACAGTTAGTGTAAGGTTTCTGCCCCCGGCGCCGCTCGTTTAACTATGCCAATTTTGCTTTGCCCCAGACTAGAACGTCGATGACGCAGGTATCTGAATCAAGGTCGAAGCTCCCGCCTTGGCCGATGGTAAGCACATTGCCATCTACGGCCGCGGTCAAACCCACGTTGGTCCTTACGGCCCCCGAAGATTGTGTCCGCACCGTCAGTCCGACAATGCCTTGGATTGATTTTAGCTGAGTGAAGGTGATGACCGCTTCGGTTTCTGTTGCCGCAACTACGACCGTCGCCGCTGCAAGCAGCGAGAACGATCCGATTACAGGCAACAGGTCTGGGCGGCTCTCGCCATCAAAGCCCTGAATTGTTACGGCCATATCTATGCATCCGCAACAGCCGAACTAAACACATGGACAATTCCGTTGTCCTCGGGAGTAGAGCGGTTGAAAACCAGCTTCGAGATTCCGCGGATTTCGCTGATCTCATAAATGCGATCATGATGCACGTCTTCGTCATCTTCCGCAAACTTCGAGCGTTGAGCCCAACATACCGCGGCAGCTTGCGCGCCGAGGAAGAGGTTATGGGCAACGTCGATCGAGCTAGCCCCCGCACCCACTTCCAACGGTAGACGATCGTACTCATAAATGAGCACGCCATCATGACTACCCTTGAAGGCAGACCCGGTGAAATAAGGGCTCGAAGACATGGCGCCGTCCGGCGTCAGGTTCAACTTTTTGTTCTGCCACGAAGCATCGTGATCCATCAAGTCGCGGATCGCGTAAGTCTGCCCCATGAAAGTAAACCACTCTTCTTGATTCTTGCCGACTACGACACGAACCGGGCGGATCTTCGCGGAAGCATTGACCGGAATCAACGCTTTGCGTTTCGCCTTCGAGATCATGGCCGTAGTGAGCAGGTCGGCCGTCGCGTCCACGTTAGCGAGAGCGGTAGCGTGGGTGGCGTTCCAATTGCTGTCCAAGGCGCCATAGAGATAGCGACCTTGCACGCGGCCCGAAGCAACAGACACGAGAGCGTCCGTCACGTCATCGTCAAAATCGAAAGCAACCTCGTCTTCAAGGGCTTGCTTTGCTTGCACGAGAACGTCGAACTTCACGCGCTGATTGCTCAACGCCACGTTAACCATTTTCACCAACCGTCGATACATATCGACAACGATGTTCTGGTTGTAGAAGGTCAAGGTGCCTTCGTTGCCGGCGCCCTTTGCGGCACCATCAACGCGGCCACCAATCAAGCGACCACGCAGGCCGATGGTGATGCTATCACCAGCTTCCTTGGTTAGCGCTTCTTTGATTTGGATTATTGAATCTGAGCCCGTGGAGCTAAAAAGCTTCCAGCGAGTATGGCCCAGGTATTCTTTGAAAATCGAATTTTCCCACTGAGTAACGGTCAGGCCGTTAGAGTGGAGCACTTCAACATAAGACACTTATAGAAACCTCCGGTTATTTGTGTGAGAAGATATCGTCAAGTGACGGCATTCTTTCTTCCTTGCTTTCATCGCCGCCCTTCTCCCCGCCCATGTTCGATAATGTGGTGGGGGTGTCCGCTTTCTTGCCTTTACCGACCCGGATCTCCTCAAGGATTTCTTTCCGCAAAGTTGCCCGTAAGTTCTTTTCGGCCGCCGCTGTTATGTTCTTTTCCCACTCTCCCGGCGTCACTCCAAACTTTTCTTGGAAGTGATATCGCTCCATGATGCTAAGCGCTTCATGAATAGGAGAATTGGAATTCCTAACCGCCATCTGAACAGCGTCGTTGTCGTTGAATAGTTGATGAAACTCATTGAGCGTCGTTGTTACTTTCGCTTCACCATGCTCTCGCACGGCGCTTTCTCGCGACGCGGCGATCTTTCCAATTAGCACCCCATGGGCCGCTACGGCCTCTGGTTTATAGGGGGCATTCTCGGACGCTTCGTCGTCATCGGTCCACGTGCCATCAACTTTTTTCTGTAGAACTTCCAACTGCCGCGCTTGCTGTTGCGCGATCTGTCGCAATTGGGTGTTTTGCTGATTTACATCTTGAGCCCATTTAGCCGTGTCCTCGAACCGCTTCTTGAAGGCTTCTTGGTCCTTCTTCTGCTCGTCCGTGACCACTGGCTCTTTGGGTTTTGCCTTGTCGGCTTCAGCTTTTTCGGCCGCTACCTTATCAGTGGCGACCTTCTCCTCCGCGGCTTTCGCGGCCTTCTCATCTTCGGAGGGTTCTGCAACCTTTTCGGACTCGTCGCTCGCCTTGGAAGGCGAGGAAGACTTTTCCTCGGGAGTAGCAGCCGGTTTCTCCTCTACTATGGGCGTTTCTTTTTCAGCAGCAGTGGAAGGGGCAGGAGACTGCTCCGCACCGCCGCTAAAAATACTATCCAAGCTCGGGGTACTATCCGCAACAACTTTTTCGTCTGACATTTTGTCCTTTCACTCTGGGGAAGAGTTCGCCCGAAGGCGAATCGCCCAAAGCGGTTTATTTTCGACCCATATCGAAATATTTTGTGTTTTTGACCTTCACAATTCGTTGCCGCTTGGCAGGATCGTCGATAACGTCCAGCGCAATGTTAACTTTTGTGTTTAGGCCGCGCTTTTTGAACTCGTCGGCCATGACTTGCGTCACAGTTTGTGAGTTTCTGAGTTTATCATGTCCAATTCGAAATTCCTTTGCCACTAAGCGCCTTCTTTCTGAATACAAAACGGAGAAATCTTATAAGGCACGCCCATGGCATTCAGAAACTCCAACATTTCTTGTCGATCGGCAGAACATGCCTCCCGACTTTGAAAAGGACCGACCGAGGTGTCCACTACGACGCCCGCGACCTGCCCATGGGGTATCTGGACATTGAAAAACCACCCGATAAAAAATAAACTCACTAGAAACTGTTTCACGTTTGACCCTCCGTTCTTTTTACTTTACGATCGGCTTCCTTGGCGTCTGCATCCATGATTGCCTTGGACAATTCCACGGAGGCTTTTATTTCCCCGGACGCCGGGGTACCCGCAGCCTCCACTTGGGCCGCCAGTTCCTCGTTGCCCATGCTACGATAGAAGAAAGCACGCTCGATAGGAGGTAACTCGTTGATGTTTGCCTGCACGCTTATGCGTGGCTGCACAGGAGGCGGGCCGCTTTGTGCATCGAGGTCCGCGACAAGCTGGTCCTTGTCTCGAAGATCGCTAGTTTGAATAGCCTTCTTGACCCAATACGGCCCGAGGGGCAGCAAGTTCGGTAGGTATTGCATGAACAACGCCCACTGCTCTTGTTGAACGCTAGAAGTGTCCACGAAATCATCCGTGGTCACGTCATAATTCATCTGCTTCACCTTCGCCATCTTGTCGGCCGTGATCGTTACAGCGCGTTCCGCCTTATCCGGCGCGTCCGTGACCATAAAAACTTTTTCTTGCGTGTAGTAATTCTGAACCAAGTCTAAAAGCACCCGGCCGAGTATCTTCCGGGTGCGTTTTAGGTTGTCGAAAAGAGCGGCAATGGGCTTGTTAGCCTCGCTAAACTTTTTTTGTAATCCCGAGCCGCTCCTTATCTCTCCAGTTTGCTGATATGCGTTAGGGTTAATGCCGGTGATGGCATAAAACATTCCGATGGCCCCTTGGTGCATCTGCTGTTGGCCCTGCGAAAGCTCCAAGTTGTTGCGCAGAATCATTTTTTCCTGCGCTAAGGCTCCGTCTTCAACAATAGCCACGCCGTCCGGCTTGGCAATTTCTTCTTGATAGAGGCCAACCTCTTTGATGGCCCCTCGTTCCGCGATCGTCTGGTTGCTGTTGAGTAGATGCAGAGCTTTAGAGTCGCGTTTGTTGATTGCATCCTGCACCGAAAGTGCCAATGTGATGAGCGAATAAGGAGCCCCGTTCTTTTTGCGATAAGCAAAATACGGAACCAAGCTAAAATACTTGCGGTTGGTTTCCTTGTTCTCAATTAACGTGCCGGCAGCATACAGCGCAAAACAAATCTTGGGTTTTATCCGGTCGATTTTCTCGTAAGCTATCTGCGCTGCGTCCAACTGCTTTTTAACGTCCGCATTCCACTGCGCCTCGGGAATGATATCCCCGGAGGCCGTCAAATAGATGCACTCCCGGTTGTATTTCTTATACTGAACCTCGACCAGTCGCACCCGGCGACGCTTCTGGTCAACGTAGTGGTCATTTCGAAACTGCTCTACCTCAGCAAGTTGACCACCCGCGATAGCTCCGATCGTGGCATTCGTGACCAGGGTGTTGATGGCCGCCTTAGCCTTGGGGTATTTCTGTTCGGCTTCGTCTGCGTCCATCCACTTTGCGCGGCAAACATATTTTGCGTCTTCGTTCCAGTCGTAGCGCTTGGCATCGGGATCTGGAAACACGGCGAGGCTATCCTCAGACCGCACCACAATTTCAGGCTGCGACATATCGTCGAAGGTGACGAAGGCATCAAGGACCCCGAAGCCGCCCGTGAATCCGTCGCGAGCCATATCGCGTTCTTCAAACTCAAGGTCGTTGGCTTGACGAATGTAGAGAAAAATATCGGACAGTAGTTGCGCCGACTCATCATCTGCTTGGGCATTGCGGCCTCGGAAGCCTATGCGCACCTTCTGATCTACGAGTTCGCCCACTAGCTTATTAACTGTGACTGCAACGAGGTTGTTGACGGAATCTGGTTGCTTGCGCTCCTTCAAAACTTCTAACTCTGCGTCCGTCCACTGCCGGCCCTCAGAATACTCATGGCACTTCACCATGTCCTTGCGGGCAGATATCCAAGTCGGATGATCCAAGGAGTACATGAACATGTCGTCAAGCTTTCGAACCAGCTTGGCATTTTCGATTATCGTCGCGTCGGTTTCGTCTTCCGTTTTTTCGTTCTGATTGTCGCTAGTATAATCGGCCATTAAGTTGTTCTCCAGGTCCCCTCGTGTCTGCTTTTCTTTTTAGCTCTCTTAGCTTTCGCAACCTGAATCTTCCGTAAAAGATCCGAGGAGTAAATGCGGGTCATCATCAAAGCGTCCGCCCGGTTGGGGCTATCCACCCCGCGGGCTTTCATTTCTTTTTTGGTTTCGACTTTGATCTTTCCCGCGATCTCTTCATACCTAGGCGAATTGAGATCGCCCATAAGTAAGGAGTCGTTAGGGATGCTAAGCTGCCCGGCCTCAAACGCTTCACGTAGCCGCCACCACAGTTCGTCCCGCATTCTGTAAAAGCGATGGGGATTGTATGCGGTCTGCGCCACGTTGACTTCTATGATATCGCAAAATTCGGACGGGATCTGCTCCCGTAAGTTGCCAAGGATCGCCCAACCTACACCGATATTATCGACCAAGCAAACCTTTGGTTCGCCGGTCATGATGCTGCTAACAGCCCAATCAGTAAGAACTCTGCTGTCCTCAAAATTGGACACCTGAAGCTCCCCAACTCTCGGCCCCGTGAGCGGCAGGATGACGTTATCATCGCCGCCAGCACCTACGTCCATGGAATAAAGCAACTGGTCGTCGGCAAGCGGTTCGAGTTCTCTGTCAACAGCGGACTCGATTGAATCCCATGGTATGATTAAATTTTCGCCCGCGGTCGGCGGCAATCCCTTGACGCGAATTCTAAATGTGTTGGAGTCCCGGCCGTATTTCTTTTCCAAACGCGCGATAGAATCCTTTGTAACCAAAGGGCTCTCTTCGGCGTCCCACCGATACTGTAACCATGCGTCACGATCTTTATGGTGTGTGTCGATTGCAAACCCCTTCGAGCGGGTGGGGTTAAAGAACAAAAGACACAGGTTGCACTTTCGTGTAAGCGTAGACTCCAGCGGCCGGAATACTGGATCGGGTATACCCGAAGCCTCGTCAGCAATGATGAGCAAAAAGTCTTCATGTAAACCTGCTAAGGTTTCTGACTGCTCGTCCGGTGAATTTTTTGTGTTCGCTGTACGAACGGCCGCAAACCAGTTCTTGCCTTCATACTCTGTCAAGAAAAACTTATCGGAGTTGTGAGTGAACCAGTCTTTAAGTTCACAGTTTATGTGCCACTTTGCAAGTTCGGCCCACAACGTAATCCCCATCTGCTTTGCACTAGGGGACGTTACAACCACTTTGGGATTCGGGAAGCAGGTCATGAACCAAATTATTATCCAAGCGGCACAAGCACCCTTACCTGTACCGACGCCTGCCATGACAGATAGCCCGAACATTGTGTTCAGCTTCAGATCGCGCGCTGAGATTGCCCCGAACGGCTTTGTGCCCTTGGTGGTCCAGATATGGCACTTGAGCTTGGCCCACACCATTTCACAAACGCCGTTGAGGTAAGCGATTTGCTGATCGCTAGGGGTCACGTGAAAAATCTGGCGGACGAACAATGGAATATCCATCCGCCAAATTTTCACTTGTTCGATTTCTGATGGAGGCATGCGGCCCCTTTCTAGTTGCGCTTTGTTTCAGAATAATAAATGTAAAGCGTCCCGTCATCAATGGTCGGGACAATGAGCCCGTCCAACGGAACCTTGCTTGGAAACGTCGCGTGCGCAGCCCGAATTGTATTTGCCGCAGTGCCAGTGTCGCCAACGTTGTCGTGAAAAAACACAACTCCGTGTCGATTTTGCACAATCAGTTCATCACCCGTCGCAACATCATCACTCGGAACCCATCGGATCGCCGTGACCCAAAGCAGCCGCGTAGTAAGTATGGTGGCAGCAGCCGTGTCAACTTTTATTGGGTTGCTAGTTAGGTCGTTAGCCATTCCGTTTCTCCTTGCCCTTGGGCAGAATCATGTTCAAGATATCGTCGTGGCGCCATGCGCCAATTTCAATTTTGTTTTTCTTCGGCACCAAGAGCAAGATATGCTCAAGACCACAATCACAACACTTGATAGTCCAGACGGCCCGTCCCTTGTCCAACTTCAGAATAATTTTTTCTCCGGGCTTGACCTTGTGGTATTGAGACTTCATGCTTTATCCTTCGCTAAGCGGGGCCGCGGGAATCCCCACGGCCGCCGCCCATTAGAAATTTACGCAGCGGGGGTAGGAGCCGGCGTATTCGGCACCGCATAAATGGCTATCCAAGTAAGCAGCATCATGACGCCGTTAACTACACCGTCCACCGTTTCGTTGGGGATCTCGAACCCGAAGGCTTCTTTGCTAAAAATAGCAATGAGGCCGATCGCGGCCGCTATCGACTTTGCATAAGCATTCATTTTCATTTCTCCTTTAGGGAAGCACTACGCCGACTTCAGCGAGTAGCTCGTCCGGGGTTTTCGCCTTCAGGTCGGCCAAGGTAATTTCGGTTTTGCCCGACATTTCCATGTACCAAATCACGGCGTCCTTAATAAACGGAACAACAATTCCGATGATTGCAGCAGCACCCATTTTAGTTCGCTCCTTGCGCCGAGAACACGGCGACCATGTTAACTAGAACGTCAAGCAACGCGCCGAGTTGTTCGATTCGCACGTCGCCTTCCTTAATGCCGGCAATGTCGTGGATTGTGGAAAGCTCAGTGTAGGCCGTATAAAACTTGTTCGCCTCATCCCGAAACCGTCGAATCTGGGTTTCAGAGATTTGCTTGGCAACATATAAGCGACCCGCGGTTTTTACGGACGCTTCATAAGTGTCTTTGAGGGTTTTTAGGCTGGCGCCCACGGGATCGCTCTGGAAAATTCCTTGGACGGCCGCGCAACCGGGCAGTGTAACTACTAAGCCCGTCACGGGCATGGCTAGCGTAGCCGCCAGCACAACACTTCGAAATAGTTTCTTCATTAATCCTCCAAATCTTTATTGGCCTCTTTGATGATGCGGGCCAACGTCGCAATGTTCTGGGTCGATTTTCCCTGAATCAGCCGGCGCTGTTGGAATGTCCGGTCCATCAGGGCGATGCTCTCGATCATATTTGCCTTCGGGGCAAGATCGTGTAGGCGCTGTCGGGCTTTCACAGTGAGTACCGCGAGGTCGTTGATCTCGCCTTCCATCACGCGATCTATGTCCGCTTGAATGTCCGGTTGATTGTAGGCGTCTTGATCCTTCAGATATTTTGCTACGGTGTGGTTGTCAATGCCGGTGCGCTTGGACACAGCATAATTACTGTTGCCCATGGCCTTCAGTGCGAGCACGTCCACGATTTCTTTTTTGTTCAGCTTCTTCCGGCTTCGACGGCCCCTTGTTACAGCGGGCTTCTTCATCGCCCTACCTCAGACATTGGCGTCACCTCCTGCATACCTACCCTCAGTTGCCAATGGTTTCTTAAAATGCCGACACCGCACTCGCGGCCGTAAGTGCGCGGCCCCACGAAGTTTCTTTTTATTTTTTATGTCTGTTAAACGGCAGATATATAGGTATAAGCGTCTCAGTCCCCCGGTACCCCGTACCTACCCCGGCGCCATCGGAAACGAGGTCAAGGGCGAACAAGGTCAAGGCGCGAACTAAATTTAATTGAATCACCATACTATTCACTAGGTTATGATACGTGCATGGGTCCTTATACCTCGTATGGGATAGACCTATGCCGTGCGTTCAAGCTCCGATCGTAGCAGCGCAAGCGCTATCCTGCGCGATGGTACCGCGGCGCCGGCCTAGGGCTCATTGCCTTTTGTTACTCGGGGATTAGTCAAGGCGCTGCTACTCTAGCGTGTCATGTTGTCACATACAATATGGGACGGTATTGACAAAGCTTGAACGAATCCTTAGTATAGAATTCAATGAATTCAAGCGCTGATACTTGGCATTGACATTGCTACCTTGTAACAGTGCAAGCTCAGAATATTAACGCAGTAAATAGGAGGAAAAGAAAATGGAATATACCATGATGACTGTATCGCCGATCGTTGCAATCTTTGCGGGTTTATGGTACGGGTTTGGCGCCGTGATTAGTTTCCGCGGGTTACGCGCGAAACCGATGACTGCAAGCCGTGCTCGCGAATTGACACGGAAGAGCTTATAGGATAAGGTGACAACATGAATCGAAAACAAAGCTTTGTACCTTGGAACGTTTTAATCTTATCAACGGGCGAAACGATAGAAAAGGAAACCACCATGCACAAGCTTGAATTAGCAGACCTACACAACAGACGGGGGAATATTACCACCGTGTCGAATAGGGCGAAAGCCAATAACTACCCCTTGCTAACATGGCCAGAAGATAAAGAGCTTTTACGGGTTTCCGATCTTCCAACAATCAATGGAAACCCTAACGTTCCCCCGGCATGGGAGAGCTTTCGCTCAGAGTCTAGTTTTTTTGTTTCGAATGATTGTGATCTTCGAAACAAGATCCGAGTAGGTCGCGCCTACTATCGAAATACTTCAATACAGCATTTAGTAGGCTATTTGATCGTTGAAGGGCTTTTCACTCGGGGGGATAAGTAACATGACAATGGAAGAACGTTTGAATGATGCAAGGGCAAAGCTTGCGCGTGCGGATGCACCTCGCATAGAAGCAAGCCGGCGCCTATCCCTAGTTGACCTAGACACTGGCGAAATTCACGCTATTGACTATCTGCAAACGATCGAAGCTTTGTTAATTGACGAACGATGCCGGGTTTTAATGGGGATTAAACCCGATAGCAAAGCACGATCGACTTGGAATAGGTCAATCCAAGCCATTGCCGATAGCTTTCCCGAGTACCAAGACAAAGCCCGTATTTTGCAATTCTTACTTGAGGTAACAATATGACCAAGGCAGATAAAAAACTGGTTTACGACCTAGGTCTGAAGGTTGAAAAGCTTGGCAGGGAATTGCTAGATATAGGCAGAACGCTATATAACATCAATCTTCGGGAGAATATCACAAAGGATATGGATAGACGGGAGAAACAGGCAAAAAATGAAAAAAACACTTTACAGAATACACGTTGAAAATGTTAAGAGTAAAGCTCGGGGAATTGAAAGCTTTGTCAATTCGCACCTATCCTGCTACTCTGTCATTCACGCAATTGGCGGATGGAACAGCGTGCAAGAAGATTCACTAATAATCGAACATATCGGTGATGACACAAGCCGAGAAACCGTTGACAAGCTCGCGTTGCGTTTGCGTGTTTTCCTCGCGCAAGATTGTGTGATTGTAACAGAACAAACGATCGAATATCGCGAATTTACGAGGTAAACCACGCAAAAAAAACAACTAGAATTTACCACTATAATCAACGAAGCTTTCGCACAATATGAGCGAAAGATTGTCGCATTCATGGCGACTAATCGAGAAAAATATGAAGTTTTCGCCCGTGCTATTGCTCCTAACCTTGAATCCGATAGTGACATATATTCGCGCATTGCTTTCGCGATCTTATCGGCAAATTCCCCGTTTGATGATAGCGTCAAGGCGCTGGACGTCACGATCAAGCTATACGAGAAGAGACAAGCCGTTAAGCCATCGGATATCATTTTTTATAAAATGGTACCTGCGAAAGCAAAATATTTAAACCGTCTAGGTCGCATGAATTTACAAACTTTGCGGCGCCGGTATGGCGAAGACTGGCATGCATACCGATTGCGTTTAAGGTCTTCCGTTCTAGGGCTCGGCTTAGCAAAAGCAAGCTTTGCAGCGTGTCTATTATATCCGAGTACCGCAGACCTAGCTTGCGTTGACACTTGGATTCAAAAAGTCTTCCTAGGTCATACGGGTTTTAAAAATCTCGGGGTTTCTGATTATCTTCTAGTTGAATCGAAGATAAGGACCTATGCAAACTGTTTCAACGTCTCAACGTTCATTGCTCAATGGCTTATATGGGACCATGCGCGCGGCACCTTTAATGCGCATGCAATTTTCCCCGGTACTCACAAGTAAACGCGGATTGAAGCTTTCGCCATCGGCTTAGGTCTAGTCGAATAACGGGCTCGGGTAAGCCGAGCTTTGAATTGAGGTATACCATGCGACTTTTAATCGAAGCAATTTTAGAAGCTTTGACGGCATACAAGCTTGTCATCGAAAGAAACGATCGGCACGGAAAAACCGAAATAAAACTACAGCGCAAGTAAAGCGCTTAACGGTTTCTGTAGGGCTCTAATAAGCCGTGCTTTGATCTTAGATCTTAGCAGGGCTCGGGGGATTCTATGCGACATAGCAACGCACGGCGCCGGCATAGGCGCTTGGGTCAATCTGATTTTAACATTGCGCGCAGGGCTTGCTTGAACGATATTAGAGAGCAAGGCGCAAAGCTCTCACATATTGCGCATGCATCGCGGTTTCCGCCTCCTAGGCCATGCACGGCAAACGATCTTACCTTTGAATCACGTTGCTTGAATTGCGGATGGTGCGGCAGCGCTTGACAATGAATCAAATAATGATTATAGTCAGTCAGTGAACGGGCGATACAATTTAACAGTCAAGGGGGATACTTTTATGATTGAAGTTTTAAAGGGCCACACAAGCCCTGAAACCGCCGTGGTAGTGGATGACTATCCTTACGGCTTTCGTCTTCGCTGTAAGATTCGCTACTGGTTAGAGTGTAATGAAAAACGGGGCTTTCGTTTTGTCAGTCAAACGACAAACCCTAAAAAAGGCTTCAATGGAATGTCAGGTCAACCATTTTGGAACAAGCCAAAGGCCAGCACCTATACCTTCGGACTCTGCGTCATGTTGCGCGATGACAGCAATGGGCACGTCACTTACTCGGGAATCCGTTTTGACAATTGCTCAGCGGCGGAGCTAGCGAGCTTCTTAGCTCGCCATCGTGACGCATTGCCAGCCATCGCGATCACCGCGGCGGAGCGTTACATTCGCGTGAAAACAGAATACGAGAAACAAAAAGAGGCCGGCCTTGATTATCGCGTTGCAGCGCATGTTGCCGTGGTCAAAGAGGCCAAGGGCGAGCTAGTCAAGCAAGAAATTGACCCGACCTGCGTGTTGTGTGAATTCAACGAAGGTCCGCACGAACATTAAACCGGGAGGTGTTATGGAATCATCGGCAATCGAAGTGTTATTTATTTTGGCGGGCGAGCTACAACAGCGGATATTTTATTCCGAGGTATCGGTGGAGGCCGACCACAACAGCGGAGAGCTATTCTTTAACGTAGGGGCTCAGCAATTCAAGGTGACAGTCAGTGCGGTCGAAAATGATTAGTTACCCGATCAACGCGGGCGATACTGTATCGCGGCTCAAGGTATTGATAATCGTACCTGTGGCA